TCTCAACGCGTGCGTGCAGCAGAATGGCCAATTGATGGGCTCAACCTTGAGCTTTCCGATTCTCTGCATTGTCACCTTTTGCGTCAGTTGGTTGGCGCTATTCCCTCATGTGGAAGATTACCGTAAAATTCCGATTCTTGTAAACGGCGACGATATTTTGTTTCGTTGCCGTGAATCACAATATGTTGTCTGGTGTGATCATATCAAGAATGCTGGTTTTCGAAAGAGTTTGGGTAAGAATTTCGCCCATGAAGACAAGATCTTCATTAACTCCCAGCCATGGGTCGCACGAAAGAGATCCGATTTCTCAGAATCCGGGTTGTGCGAATTCGACTACTGCCCCTTCTTTAATACGGGCTTGATGCATGGTCAGTCGAAGGTAGCGTCACAGATGCCAATTGAAACGGACGAAAGTCAGGTATTCAAGGCACTTTACACTCTCCAGCCGGAGGCTGTAAAGGGTGCGCAAGACCGCGAACGAGCTGTTAGACGATTCCATTCAGTCAACAGGGAACATCTCCGTCTCGTCTCCGCGGATGGTTTCTTCTCCTTTCACGCTGCGCGTGAGTTCTATGGCCTAGGTATGGTGCCAAGTGAGAAGGCTCAGTACACGAAGTTTCAGAGGATCATAGCCAACGTTTGTATCCAATCTGGGCTCGAGCTTTCAAAGCAAGGGAACCTTTACCTCGGCGACGGAAGATGTTTCCGTGCTCTGCACGACTTGTCGAAAATTCCAAGCCGTCGGATGTTGTACCGAGGGACGCTTGTTCCACCTGAATCTGCTAAGCCATCAGCTTGTGGCTTTACCGTTTTAAAGCAGATCGATCAGAGGGAACTTTTGTGGACGCAGGACGTTGTCACTGAGGGTGACGATACCATGTTCTGCAGCGCGCGTGCGCTCTCAGGTCGGCTTCGCAAACGAATTTCGAAGATGCGAGTCGAATGTCGGGGGAAAGGTGAAATACTTCCTTATCCTGAACGACTTATGAGATCGGGCTTTTGCCAACGACCTTATTCTGAGGATCCAGCTTTCATCTCCACTGAGATGCTGACAAACTAGACTGCTTGAGCTGTTGCTCTAAAGCCTTATGTCTAGTGGACTTGAGTTATGCTTTGACTTAAAAGCAGGGATAGTACCTCGTCCCGGACACGACGTTAAACTGTGTCCATACGTATGCTCCCAAACGAAGTCTTAGAGAGCGGGACCCCACCCGGTAATGTTCGCATGAGCGGGGGAAAGTGTCTACCAAAGCTGGCGCCTTCGGGTGCCGGTGGCGATGGCTGTGGGAAGGACTCTATAAACACCTGTACGTATCTTCACCAGTGACCTGTCAATCGGTCACATGGGGTTGCAAATTTTCCTCGAAGCAAGATGACAAGCCTTGTTCGGTTCACCCAAAACGGTGTGACTAGTCGTAGTCACTTAATAGTTCCGTACTAAGGGCCCCTCTCTGTGAGAGCGTGTGTCCGGAAGTAGTCGACAGACTGCAC